CTATTCGCAAGAGACTGCACGCGGTGACTGTGGAAGCCCGCTCTATGGCCCATCATCTGGTTCTGCCAAGCTGATTGGGTTTCATATTGCTGGGAATTCACAGTACCGTATTGCCGTCGGCATTGCAATCCGCCAAGAAGATTTCGATTTCTTGTCGGAACCTCCCAAGTTTACACCGAGGGATGTTCCGCTTGTGTCTGAATCTCTAGAAGGTTCGCTCGATGCTGTAGAGTTAGCCGGTTCTGGTAGAGTTGTTGCTCGCCTAGAGAAGCCCATTTTCCAACCAGGGCGCTCTGAGCTTGAACGTGCTCCGTTCTATGATGTACTTGAGCCCTGTGACCTATTGCGGTCTGTTTTGAAGCCGCGAGAAGTCGATGGAGTGATGGTTGACCCATTACTCCAGGGTCTTAAGAATTACAACCGTGACCGTGTCGTATTTAACTCCGCACACATGAGCGAGATAGCACATTCCGTTTATACGGAGGCGCTTGAAGCTGGGTGTGTGGGAGAACGACGACTAACCTATGAGGAAGCCATCCACGGTAATGATGAGATGGACGGCATCCCTAAGGACACCAGTCTTGGAATCCCAATGTCCGAGTGGGCTACTCCTCAGTACAAAGGCAAGACCATTATTATGGGTCGTGCTGAAGAGAAGAAGGGACCCAAATGGGATGAGTGCAAGGCTGCGTATGATGATATGCGCACTCGTGTGCTTGCTGGTGAGAACCCCACACTACTTATGAAGGCTATCGTGAAAGATGAGCTTCTGCCCCGTGCCAAGGTGCAGAAGGCGAATTCACGTATTACTTTCACCGCACCATTTCTGCTACAAGTTTTTACTCGACAGCAGTATGGCGACCTCTCCAAGAACATCATGAAGAAGGAGAACATTGTGCGTAACAGACAGGCCTTGGGCCTGAACGTCTATGCAGAGTGGGATGTTCTAGCAGTCTATCTGATGAAGTTTGGACACAAGAGATTTATGGATTTCGACTACCGCAAGTATGATGGTAGTCTCGGAAGACAGATTCTCAATACTGTGTTTGATATTCTAGACAGGCTGTGCCCCTATGCCGATGACGATGATGTGAAGATTCGAAGTTGGCTTCGAGCTCAGACCCTTAACGCTTTCGTAGCGCATGGGTCTGTAGTGACTGAATTTGACGGTTCTAATACCTCTGGTAATTCTCTGACAACGATTATTAACAACTTCGCTAATCAGATTCTTACCATGTTTGTTCTATCAACATACGCTCTCAAGAAGCACAATACCACCTATGAGAACGGTTTAGTTGACTGGAAAGTGATCTGTGCAAATGTGCGTATGGTCACATTAGGTGATGACGTCATTATGTCTCTTGGTGGCTTGTTCGATGAAATTACCACAAAGGATTTCGCAGAGATTTTGCGACCCTATAACATCGATATCACCAATGGAGACAAGTCCGACCCCGTCTTAGCCCCAAAGGGTTTGCGCTCGCTGCAGGAAGTAACATTCCTTAAGCGGGGCTTTCGCCTACAGGACGGCCGTTACGTTGGTCCACTTGCACTGGGATCTATTTCTAAGATGATCCAGTGGAAGAAACGTTCGGTTACAGAAGATGAATACAAAGAGATTGTGAGGAATGCGCTGTTAGAGTGTGCAATCCATGGCAAGGAGGTGTACGACCGTTGCAGATTGCAGATGATGCATCGGATGGTTGAGATGCGCTTTGCGCCACATGGGGGAGACTGGGCTGCTGACTACACGTTAGCACTCAAGCTCACTCATTCCTGGCAGGGATAACTCCCTGCAGGTTCGGTATGGACTCCGAAGGACAAAAGTAACCAGGTCTTGTGAGGACCCTTAATGCAAAGCGAGGAGCTATTTCCCTCGTCTGCCACGGTACGCCACCGTGCTCACACACCCAGTAGTATGTATATAGTACCCTAGAACAAGCAAGTCTGGTAAAGAAAATCCAGGACCACCACAGCCTTCATGTACAATAGTAGTAGCTGCGTGTGGTAATCTACCTCCCCTAACACATATGAGTTTAGATACCCCCACAACAACCGACACCGCTGGTGTCACAACAACGATAGTAGATGATGGAATGACAACGAC